GGGCAAATCGGTTCATCGTAGCGGCGTCGAGCTGGTTGCGGCCAACGTACTCGCGGGAGGCTCCTGCGCCCCAAGTGTTGGCGGATGCAATGCACAGAAAATCCTTGTGTTTGCGGACTGAGCCGTCTGGGAAATCGAATTTCCCGTTGCTGAGAGCGGCGTTGAATGCGAGCAGGGCGGCGGGGCTGGACGAGTCGATTTCGTCAAACAAGAACAGTCCGCCGTGTTCGAAGGCTTCGCGAAATGCCGTCCGCACGGTGCGGCCCTGCGCGTCGATGAAGCCTGTGAGCTTGTATTCGCTGGCCACGGCTCCCGTAAAATAAAACGGGATGCTGAGGGCCTCGGCGCATTGCTCGGCCATGTGGGTTTTACCCGATCCAGCGGGGCCGCTCACAAATACGTTGTCGATTTGCACGGCGGCGAGGACTAATGGGAAAATATAGTGCGTTGTGCCTGCTGGGAGGGTGCGCACGATCTCCCCTTGGTTGCGGATCTCCACGGTTACGGCGGTGGGGCGGGGCGCGTAAAGGTCGATTAGCTCGCGAATCCTGTCCTCATCGAGGGCGGGGGCCTGCGGGGCTGGGGTGAGGATGGCAAGGAGTGCTTCGAGGGCGGCGGCGTTTGGTGCTGGTGTGGTGGTCATGGTGGTTGTGGTGGTTGTGGGTGTGGTTGTCTGTGGGAGTGTTACAAGGCGTGGTGGTGGTGTTGGGAGTGGGAATGGTTGGGTTGATCCATCGGCGGGGAGGGGCGGGAGGCCACCCACGGCGCGGAGATGGTTGAGGCGGGTATTGCTCAAATCGTTGTAAATCTCGGCTAATTCGTTGGTTGAGAGGTGGCTAATCTGCGCATAGCGCAGGCCCTTGGCGGTTAGCCATCGGCGGATCGGTCCACGGTTTTTGCTGTCAACTACGGTCTGTCCGTCGCGGTGCATGTCTGGCAATGTTGTCATGGTTGTTTGGTGGTGGTTGGGGTTGGGATGTTTTGTGGCTCGTTGTGGCCATCGTCGGCAAAGCCTCCGACGGCTGCGATGATGCCCAAAAGCGCAAGGATGATCGCGGCAAGGGCTAGATCTTGTTTTGTGTTGGTGGTCATGGTGAGTTGGTGTCTGGCGTTTGATCTAATCAATCAAACTCCGTGCGTGATACGGTATCGGGGCCTGCCTGTCGAGTTTTTTGTCTGGATATTTTTTCGGGTGTTTTTGTCTGGTAGTTTGGTGCTGGTTTTTAAGGGGTCTGCGCGCTATTTGTCCTGGCTCATGTTCACACAAAAAAAAATGGGCGGCGGGTCTGCTGCGGCGGCTGGGGCTGTCGTAAACGGTTCGAGGGGGCGGTTTATCACTGGTGCGGAGTTTACCGAGCAACAACAAAAATTTATTGAGGCGGTGACCAACGGCAAACCCCATACTGTGGCGGCGGTCGAGGCTGGTTACTCGGATTCGCGGTCTGGGTGGCGGTTGTTACGGGTCCCAGCCATCGCGGCGGCCATCAAGGAGCGGCAGGCGGCCCTTCTTTGTGGCGACCTCTCCGGTGTCGCCCTGTCCACCCTCCGCGCAGTGATGATCGACGAGACGGCCCCAGCGGCGGCGCGGGTAAGCGCGGCCAAGTGGACTTTGGAGGCGGCTGGCCATGGCTTAGCGGCTGCGCTCGGGTCGGCCCGTTTGGGGCTGGACGTGTCCGACAAGCCACTGTCTGCGCTCTCCCTCTCGGAGTTGGAGGCCATGGCGGAGCAAGCTGCAGCGTCGGTCGAGTCCATCAAGCGCGCTTCTGGCTCGGTGCTGGACGTTTGACCACTGTGCAAGTGCACATGCCCCGTAATTGCGCGCTAAGGGGTCTGTGGCGCGTCTGTCTGCGTTTTGTGGTATGTGTACCAATTCCATTTTTAAGGCGATTTTAGACTAACAGAACTCTAACAGTTCTCTAACAAGTGGAAAGTTGGCACGAAACGTGCGCGAAACGCGACTTTTCCCGTCTGACTGTCTGCCTTCGGCGCGCTCCGCGCGCTTCCGCCTGCGGCGGGTCGGATGGTCTGCGGGTCTGCGGGTCCGGAAAGTTCGATGGGCGCGGAGGCGGGGCCGACCTCGGGGGGAAGCTGTCTGCCTGTCTGTCTGGGTGGGCGCGAGCGGAGCCTCGCGCTGAGCAGGCGGAGCCTGCGAAGGGCGCGGCGGAAAAATGTCGCTCGCTCGCTCCGCTCGCTCGTGGTCAGTCTCGCTTCGCTCGCTTGCTGTTTTGACTTGCTCGCTTCGCTCGCTGTAGCCAGCCTCACTGCGTTCGGGTGGTGTTCTGCTTTGCTCACTTCGTTCGCTTGGGTTCGCTTCGCTCACTAGCCAGCGAGTGACCCCTGGCGGGGCCCCTCGGATATTTTTTCAGGTTGGTTTCTTGGCCCCACCTAGAAAGTCTGGCTAGTTTCAAAGTTCCCTACTGCATTTTTTTCCTTGCAATGCCAAGCGCTTTCAGTAACTTGCGCCCATGCCAAAGCAAACTTTGACGACAAACACCAACACCGATGCGATCAATTGGTACGGCGGTGATGGGACAATGGCGGTATCAGGTCAATTCAGTAGTGGAAGCGTAAAGCTACAAGCATCAATCGACAATGGCAATACCTGGTTCGACGCGAAGGACGCTGGAGGAAATACGCTATTGGTTTCAGGGAGCGGAGGAGTCAGCTTCTCTATAGCACCATGCAAGCTGAGGGCATCAATGTCTGGAGCATCAGAATCCGCTGGCACGGCACAGACCGAAACGCTTACTCTCGTAGGCCCATCAGCAGTGGCCGCTACAGTTGCGGTACTGTTCCTGGCAAACCCAGCGCTGGGAGATACTATCACGGTGAGCAACGGCACATCAAGAACCTACACCTTTGCCGCGACAAGCGGAACAAACAACATTGTTCTTGGAGCCAATTTGTCTGCCACCCTCACGGCAATCGCCGCCAAGCTGGTCGCAGACGGATACCCGACAGTGGCGAGCCTTGGAACCACCCTAACCTTCACCGCAGCCACTGCGGGAACCGCAGGCAATGCCAACACCGTCCAGCTTGTAGGAGCCTCACCGTTCTTCAGCGGGACGGGCAATTACAACTACTCTGGCGGCAAAGACGTAGGAGTGCTAACGGCATCTGGCAACATCACTCTGAGCATCGTTTCAGCTCTAGCGGGAACCTTCAATCTGTCTGTGCCAGTCCTCCAGGGTGACACTCGTGCAACATGGGTTCAGAAGATCGCAAATGCTCTTGGTAATGACAACCGAATCGGCCAATTCTACGCAGTTACCAACAACGGATCAGCTATCACCCTCACATTTATCGGGATCGATACATCAAACGATTCCACATTGGTAATTACCGCAGCGAACGGAACACCTAGCCCAGCCCTACCAGCTACCTACACTTCGGCCAATGTGACATCTGGTGTGACAACTCTGCCGATTGTAACGGTTCTGATCGAAGAGCGGTAATCGAATCACCAATCAATCATGTCAAATCGTGAAAAGTCTGATGATCTAAATGGATTAGGGTTCAATGGAATTGGATCTGCTGGCATGGGATATGCTGGGATTGGATACCCTGGAGTTGGTGGAAGGCCGACTGGCGGTTTGACAGACAGGATTGTTGCCCACTGGACTTTCAACGAAACATCTGGAATCAGATACGACTCAATTGGAGTTGCGAACTTAACACCTGGAACACTTGGATCGGCACAGGCCGACTATATCCAGGGTATGCTTGGCAATGCGGTTAATTTCAGCAATGAGAACTTCCTGATTGGAGAATACCTTCTTCCACTTACTGGAAGAGCAGCGTCATTTAGTATCTGGATAAAGAGAGATATTTCAGGTGAAAATGGATTTGATGACTATTCATTATTCCTGCTCAATCAATATCCATCATTCTACATTACTAACGATGGACGAATTGACCTATCGTTATCTCCAGATGGTGGTGCTGAAGGGTGCAGAGTAAGGGGGCAGTCTAGCATCAACGATAACCAATGGCATCACATTGTTGGAACTAGCGATGGTGATCTTCAAAAGATGTATATTGATGGAGTCCTTCACAGGGCTGGCGGTGATGATTTCGAGCTCATATCAGAGTCTGGAGCAGACATGAACATAACATTCCCTGATCTCCCATATCGAGACATATCCATCAATGCGATTCTTCCAGTAGAAGACTTCGGAACATCTCCATGTTCAGTTGACTCACTTTCAGTTTGGAACAGAGAGCTTTCAGCCGAAGAAGTAACCAAGCTCTACAACAACGGAGACGGGCTTGACTACACTCAATACTGAT